TAGCATCCAGATCTAAACCTGTTTTATCTTTACTAATCTTTAATCCTCTATCTACTTCATCAACACGCATACCTGTTCTAGCGATGTTATCCATCGTTTTAAGATCAATCTTGTCACTAGCAACAACAGCCTTAGCTTCAGTGTTAGTAGCGTTGTACATGTTTTGCTTCATGCGAGCATCAGCTACCTTCTCACCTCTTATTAGACTTTCAACAGTGTATTGATTTTGTCTACCAAGCTGAGCATAAACCTCTTGTATAATCTTTCCTCTTGATCTACCAGCTTGTCCTAGTTGTGCTTCACCAGCTGCTTTTAAAGCTGCAACACTTCTTTCTGTAACCTCAGCTGCAGTCTTAGATTTAAGATTACTCATCTCTCTTCTAATTAATTCATTCTCATGCTGAGCACCAGTCTTAGCTTTATGAACATCTAGACCAATACCAAACTTATCAAACTTACTTTGACCCTCTTGAGCTAATAACTCTTGAGAAATCATTCCTTTACTAAAACCAGCTTGACCTACTTTATCTACAAAGTCTAATTGCTTGTTAGCTGTTTGGAATTGAGATGCTTTCAGAGATTGATCTAATCCTGCTAATTGTTTTGTTTGTTGGTATTCAAGTTGTCCCTCTACACTAGCTTGATCTATTTGTGTAAATGCTTTATCCCAACCAGCTTGTCCAGTAGCCTCATATAAACCCTGTATCAGTGATTGGTTATCAAAAGCAGCTGATAAGAATTGCTCCTCTAGTACAGCATCCTCAGCTTTAAAAGCTAAGTCAGCTTCCTTTTCGTTAAAGGCAAGTTGCTTACCGTAAGTTTCTTGAGACTTATTGAAAGCATTTATTTGATTTTGAAATTGATAATCTTGAACAGCTACTTGGTAAGCATGATTCTGATCAGCTGTTTCATTCTGATACTTAATGTTTGCAGCATCATTTAGTTTCTGATTAGCTAAGACCTTTTTTGCATGTTCATGCGCTTGCCATTCTTGACCAAGCGTCAGATCATTTGTATCGTCGTCATCAGCTAATGATGCATCTACCTCGCCTTGTGTAGCCCAATTATGGCTATAGACTTTCTTGTCATAATCATATTGAGCTTCTATCTGTTTGTTTTGTTGCTTGGCTGCGCTATTACCGCCTAAACATCCCATAGGTTATTCCCCCAATTTATTCTTAAATGTTGTACGAATTAATTCCGATACTCTTTCCATAGCTCTATAACCCTGAGTTAAAAGAGCAACAATTGGTACTACCTCATGATGGGTATCTCTCCAAACATGAGCATATATTTGATCAGTCTCATCACCATTCTCTCTTTTGTTAGCAGCCATCCATGCGTTATACATAGATAGATGTTGGGATAGAAGAGTACTGCGGTGGTAATTAAAGAAAGGGTTAGAAGGAAGTCTTACAAATAAATACTCAAAGACTTCTAATAACTCCTCTCTTGATATTTGTTGATCTTGATCATATACATCATCCATTGTTCTAGTAATTCTTGCTAACATCCATAGGTAATCCTGAGCATGTCTATCCTTACCAGTTGCAGCATTTATAATATCGAATGTTTGTTTTTGAATTACTTCTCTTTCTTTCTCAGTAGTCATTAAGCTCGTCTATAGAATCGGGGTGAATAGTATCCCTCCCACATCATTGAGTTGAGTGAGACAGGAAAGGGTGTATCGCTATATACTCGAAGAGTAAACGAATCATTCTTAGCGTGTATTGGTACAGTCACTACACTTTGGTCGTCTAGTGGTACGTCGTTAGCTAAGTAATAGTTTGCATCAGGTACAGCAGTGACATCTGTATATTCACTTGTACCTAGTCTGCTTAGTTTAAAAGCTACTTCACCAGTTAAACCAGTAAAGAACTTCATTCTTGCTATTGATAAAGAGGCAGTGTAATCAGATACAGCTCCTGCTTGATCAAGTTTAAAATATGTTTTAGGTAGTATTAAATCATAGGTGTATTTAAAACCAACGATCACTTTAGTTGCAACACTGGTTAGGTTTTTATTTGGAACCTTATAGTATGTACCACCACCATCTGTAACAACAGTAGGTGTAAGAGTAAAACCAGATTCCACAAACGTAGGGTTAGTAAGATCTGAAGCTGCACTTCCAATAACTAATACAGGACTTAAAGAGGTAACGTTATTAAATGGTATATAACACTTAGAGAATGGATTGACTGGATCAGTTGTGTCATAGGAAACAGAACTTGCCGTAGCATATAAATCCATATGTGGATTCATCTTCTGTCCATCAGAGTTAACAATGATCGTCTCGTCAGGTGTTTGATTTAAACTTGCACTAACTAATGTGTATTGATTACCTTGCTCAGTTACTCCATATAAAATATCTGAGTCTATATGTAATGTTTGTACATTTCCTGGTAAGGACCATCTAAACCAAGACTGCATTAAGTCTTGTTGTCCATCACTATATGTTCTATAGAGATATATATCAGGCTTTGTACTTCCATACATAGCAATGAATGAGTTTTGAGGACTTGCTACTAGATCAGTAACAGTATCAGGAACCCATTCAGAGACAACACGGCTAACATCAACAACGATAGGATTCATTTCCTGACCCGCTGTTTGCATAGCAAAGACTCGTGTATATCCTGTAGCCTTACTAACAAAGTTAAGAGTCGTACCATTGTCTACTGGATCTATATCTATATCCATCTCATAGTTAGAGATACCACGAATAATTGTGGCTGTAGGTGTAAAGATTCCATTAGGTGCAAACATCAAGAACTGTTGGTTCTTACTGAAAAGAATCAAGCCCTGTGCGGTGGGTATAACACCTGTCAAGAGCGTTGGTCTGATGCTTGAGGTACTTAGATCAACTGGGTCAGAAGCGATAGCTGCAAGAGCAGATACGTGGTAGAAGTTATAGAACTCATTAGCCTGACTCATCGACACATTGTCGCTAGTTAGGAAACCTAAGCGGCTGCTGTGGAAGAAAGCCTGTTGAATTTTTTTACCAACAAAACTAGGGTGTGAGTTAGTTGTATCATCACCTGTAAGTCTGTCAGTCCAAGTAATAGGTCTAAACGTAAACGCATTAGTTCCAGTATTGACTAACTCATGAGGCATAGTTGCCGCTGTTAATCCTGGTGATGCATCTGGAGCTATATACTCTTCCCAATAACCAGCACCTGATGTACCGTTGTCAGCTATAAATCTGGTGTAGTAACTATCTTGATCTGAGCTTGCTGTATTTAATACTTTAATAACTCTATGATGTAGTGATCTATCAGGAAGAGCTGAGACGTTGGCTACTTGGTTTTGATAAGTATCAAGTCTGTCATTATCTGTACCACCTTTACCACTTAAAGTAAAAGCACTAGTACGTGATAACTCTAGTGAAGTATCAAGTTGAGTAACTGTTAATCCAGATATGCTTAGAGCATTAATACTGTTCTTTAAGTTGGTTAAAATTGTATCTAAATCAGCAGCATCACCTGTTGTATAGGTAACTGTTGATCCATTGACTGTAACCCTGTAGGCAGTATTTAATGTAACTGCTCTTACCCTTACTGTACCAACCTTATTGGCTGTAAAAGAAGGTGCTGACTGGGTTGTTATTGTTACATTCTTATTAGTAACAATCGTAGTATCTTGGACGGTAAGTATATCGTAGTGACTAGCTGCAGTACCTGTTAGATAACTAGCACCATTATTAGTAATAGTTGCTGCTACTCCAGTTGCAATGTTCCATATATAAATAGCGTTACCTTTGATAACACCTATATACTTCTCGTCTCCATCTCTGTGGATATAGAACCATTTACCATTTGCATATGTACCACCTGTACCAAGGTTTTTAATAAACTTAAAACCTGGTCTTTTAGTTAAACCAAACGTAGGGTCAGGATAGGCGTTAATACAATCAGTAAGTTGACCAGGAAGTTTCTTAGTATCAGCCTGTTTAGAAACCCCACCTAAATAACTAGAAACTGTTTGTGTGACATTAGGCATTATCTTGTAAGAGCTTTGTAAGGTTTGTAACTGATATATGCATTACCATCTTTAGGTTGTCCAAAGTATGTGTACTGACCTTGGTTGCACTCATACTCCATAGCCATAGCTCTGGTAAAACCTTCCTTCTCTTGGCAGATTTTGTATAACTGAGCGTCGCCAACTATCTTCTGTACAACCTGACAAGTAGCTCTTGCAACTATGTAGTCTTGTATTGGACGTGGTAGATCTACCCAGTCAAATAGCCATGTAACATCGCAATCTACTTTCTCAGTAAAGGTAAAGCTGTGTTCTTGTTTGTCATATAATTTTCCATTCCTTCTGATGACATTCTTATCTGTGTATTCTAAATGATCTAAATCTATTTGAAGAATGTTAGAAGGTATTACTATTTCATTATTACTGTCAGGTGTGAATGGGTAGTGGAATTCTCTGTTGAATGTCCAGCCTTCAGATTGGACCTCCCGTGACACCTGTATAAGTGTATCGTAAGCAATCGCAACGTCTGGGTTGGTTTGATCGAGTGTTGTAACAGGTGCTTGACCGACTGACGACAATATTTGATTTACTGCAGGTAATTCTTCTGCCGAGTTAGTGGTAGGGATAGCCATAATTAAGTTATATAAATAAAAAAAAGGGAGCCATAAAGACTCCCCTTTGTAGTTAGAATGCAGCGTTACCTGATGAACCAACTGCAGCTCCTGCAATAAGTTCAACACATGCGGCTGGATTCACGTAATCAGCACCACAAGCTAGGCGGCCAAGAATTACGTCACCCTGATAAATCACGGATACGTCACCCTTAGTTACTTGTACTTGAGGACCAATTGCTTCGAC